AGCCGGAAGATGCGATCTTGCGCACGGAGATGGAAGCCGGACTTGCCCGCCAACGTCGACGTTTTACCAACGTGCCGACCAAGGTTTCTGTGCGCTGGATCATGCGCCGCGACCAGTATGCCATTTTCGAAGCGTGGTATCGCTGGCAGGCAAAGGAAGGCGCGAACTGGTTCACGATCACCCTTCTGGGCGGATTGGGGTTGCTGGAACAGGAAGCGCGCTTCACCCGCCAGTTTTCTGCACGATTGCTGGCGGGCGGCACGCTGTGGGAAATCACGTCCGAGCTGGAAATCCGTGAACGTCCGGTGCTGGATGAAGGGCTGTTGAATCTGCTCCTGAGCGAAGACCCTGCAGGCCTCATCTTTTCCGGCAACAGCCTGCATATCCTTGTGCATCAAACCTTGCCTATCACCCTGAATTAACAAACGAGAGGAAAAAACATGACCCTGCAGACAGATCTGCAGGAAGCGGTTGTGCGCGTCCAGGCCGACAGCCAAATCCTGCACCAAATCGTCCATGGCGATAATCAGACCGTTGTGCCGACTGAGGGTGGCAACGTCAAAACCGTCGCTAAGGCCATCAAAGATATTGAAGACACGATCCAGGAGGGATTGAGCGATCTTGGCGCGGCTGGGCAACAGCTTGCCGATGCCGTGGCCGATGCAGAGGACTTCCGCGATCAGGCGGCGGAAGCAGCGCAGAACGCGGAAACGCTGGCCAATGCTCTCAATCTGCCGACCGACCTGACCGGAAAAGCCGGAATGCTTCTGGCCATCAAAGAGGATGAGACCGGCTACGAGCCGATTGAATCCAAGGGCGTCTTTTACGGTCTGCGCAAGGACGGCGCAAAACTGCTGGCCGAAAGCGGCAACGGTACGTTCGTCGCCAAGGATTATCCCGTGTGGTTCATCACGCTGCCTGGCGTGGATTTTTCAATCGGCCCGAACGGCCACTTGCATATCAACATCTAATCAAAGGAGAACAACATGGCCGTTATCGACCTTGGCAATATTCGCATTAACTGGCGCGGGGCGTATAATGCCGCCACCGAATATGTGCGGGATGATGCCGTTTCTTATCATGGTTCCAGCTTCATTGCCTTGCGCGATGTCACGGGCGTCACGCCTGTGGTGGGCGCGGATTGGGATTTGCTGGCCGCTGGCACAGATCAGCTTTTGCAGGAAGGCGACATTCTGATCCATGACGGTAATGCGCCTGTTCGTCTGGCACGCGGCACAGATACGCAAATCCTGCAGCTGATCAATGGTCGCCCCGCATGGCGTACACAAGCCGTTGATCCGTCCCGCCGCGTGGCAAAACTGGCCAAAGTGAATGGCCATGGCAGTACAGGTGTAAGGTCTTATCTCATGGCCGATGGCACGATCAAAGCCTGTGGCATGGGATCAAACTATTCCAATGGTGATCCGACAGGCTCTCATGTTTATTTGCCATCACGGATTTCACCTGCGGATTGCAACGCCCGCTTTGTTGAAGTTTTTTCAGGCGGTATGCAGCATTACGCCCTGACGGAAAGCGGCGAGGTTTGGTCATGGGGTTATAACAATTACGGTCAGCTTGGCCACGGCGACACAGCCAACCGTGCGCAACCTAAGCGGATCGAATACTTTGTTACGAATAATATTCAAATCGCTAAAGTTATTCCAAGCCGCCCCAATGTTTACGATCATGCCAGCGTCCTGTTTCTCACGACAGACGGAAAAGTTTATGGTTGCGGATACAATAACTTTGGTCAATTAGGGAACGGTACGACAGCAAACCAGCTTACGCCTGTGCGTTGCGGCTCTTTGACCAATATTACCTGCGTGGCGCTGGGTGGAATGCCGCACCATGCATATGCCGTAGAAAGCAATGGTAATCTTTGGGTCTGGGGCAATAACGGTCAGGGGCAACTTGGACTTGGTGACGTAACTGTTCGTCAAACGCCAATTCTGCATCCATCTTTGAATAATGCCGTTAAGGCCATTGCAGCTGGAGGATATACCGCCGCTGGTGCAACTCCTACCGGCCATGGCGTTGTCTTGAAGTCGGATGGAACGATCTGGGTCGCTGGATATAATGGCTATGGACAGCTTGGCCTCGGTGATACGACAGACCGCACCAGTTTTACCCAGATCACGCACGCAGCATTTTTCACTGACATTGTCACAGGTGATGGCCGCTATCCGTCCTGCGCTGCCATTAGCAATCAGCATGAAATTTATCTCTGGGGCTATAACGGCTACGGTCAATGCGGAACAGGGAATACTGCTAACCAGCTTTCACCATTTAAACCCACTGGCGCATTCCAAGGCAGTGTAACAAAGGCACGCTTTGGTGGTGGCGTGAGTACAGAGGGCTGCGTTCTGCAGGCAGATAATCAACTCTGGGCAGCAGGTTATAATCAAAACGGTAATCTAGGGCTTGGTCATGCCACGGACAGCAATACCTTACAGAAAGTTCTTGGCGTAAGCGGCACAATTGAAGACTGGGCATTGTATGGCAACGGCACTTCGGGCTGGGGCATTAGTGTCCTGTATGACGATGGTCGTGTTGATGCCTGTGGCGATAACAACAGCTACGGCGAATGCGGTACGCAGCCTGGCAATCTGCACGATGTTCTATCCCTGACAAACGTCATTTTCTAAGGAGAAAAAACCATGACAATCCGTTCCTATGTGAACGGCAAAGCCGTGCGCTTTGCCGAAAGCGAACTTGCGCCCATTCATCTAGCTGAAATTGATGGCCGCAATTATTACGCCTTTGCTGAAAAGCAAGATATTCCGTCAGGTGGAAAAATCGCTGATGAGGATATTGAGCTTATTTACAAGCACAGCCAAATCATTCGACAGGTGAAGGAAGAAGCCGGTCGGCGCATTTTGGAAGTTGCGCCGCAATGGAAGCAGCAAAATGCATTGGTCGATATTTATCTGCTGGGCAAGCTAGAAAAACTGGATGAACAGCAACAGGAGCGCCTGCAAAAGGCTGAACAGCTTTTGCTGCAAATTCAAGATATCCGGCTGCGTTCCGATTCTATCGAAGCCTCTTTGATCAACGGCGTTTTTGTTGATTATTTCACAGAGCAAGCATGGGAAATCGACAATGCCTAATACTTTGCTCAGTGAAGCATTGCGAGAAGCCTACGCATCTGCACCCAGCGATGTCGTTATTCTGCATACGCTGGAATTACGTCATCCGTCCTTTTTGGATGATGACGGCCAGCCCATTGCCATTCGGGTGGTGCGGGATAATCAGGATTTGACGGCGCGGCTGGAGGCTGGCGCACCCTTGAATGCAGGCGCGATGGTGACGTTTATCGCCATGGGCTTCGATCTGGAATTGCCGCCCATCGACACCGCGCCTGTGCCGGAAATCTCGATCACGCTGGATAACGCCAGCCGCGAGATCGTCAAGCACCTGGATGCGGCATCCGACAGCCAGAGCAAGATCGAGGTCACCTATCGTCCATATTTGTCGGACGATTTGGAAGGGCCGCAGATGGAGCCGCCGTTCACGCTGGTGCTGACGGAAGTGAGTGCCGACACGTCCCGCGTGACAGGCCGCGCCCGCATGCTCGATGTCGGCAACAAGGCGTTTCCGTCTGAAACCTATAACTCTCTGCGGTTTTCAGGATTAACGCGATGACACATTGGGCTTTTGATTATATCGGAAAACCGTGGGTCGTCGCCTCAGACGGCCCCGATGCCTACGATTGCTGGGGGTTGGTCGTGGCGGTGCAAAGAAGGCTTTACGGCCATGATTTGTCCGTTATTCCCGTTGCAGAAAACGACATGAAAACCTTGATCCGCACCATACGCGATCATCCTGAACGGCAAAACTGGCACACGGTGGCAACGCCGAAAGAAGGCGATGTCGCGCTGTTGCGCCAGTCCCGCCACCCTATCCATGTCGGGGTTTGGCTGGATGTCGACGGCGGAGGGATTTTGCACGCCGTTCAAGGCGCTGGGGTCGTGTTTCAGAGCCTGAACAATCTGAACATGACCGGCTGGAAGATCGAGAATTATTACCGCCACATCGAGGAATAATCTATGGCACAAGTCGCCATCCATCATAATCCGTTCCATTTGCACAAGAACGTCGATCTGTTCACGCCCCGCATCGGGCAGAGCATTCGCGGCTGGCTGGATGAGCGCGGGATTGCAGAATTTTCCAAGCCCACCATCTGCATCGTGGATGGTGAGCCTGTTTTGCGCAAGGATTGGCCGCTGGTCATTGTGCAGAAGGAAACGGTGATCGCTTTTATCACCCTGCCGCAAGGCGGTGGTGGTGGCGGGAAGATTTTCCGCGCCGTCCTGAGCATTGCCGTGATGGTGGCCGCACCTTATGCGGGTGCGGCGCTGGGAGCGGCCATGGGTGTGACAAGCACGGTGGGCATATCCCTACTAACAGCGGGCGTAGCGTTGGCAGGCTCCGTGTTGGTGAACGCGCTGATTCCTCCGCCATCGCCCAGCTCCGGCATGAGCAGCTATAACCCGACTGCGCCAAGCCCGACCTATTCCATTCAGGCACAGGGCAACCAGGCGCGTCTGGGGGAGCCGATCCCTGTCGTGTATGGCCGCCACATCATCTATCCCGATTTCGGTGCTGCGCCTTATTCGGAATTCGAGGGAAACGAACAATATCTCTATCAACTTCACGTCATCGGCCAGGGCGAATACGATGTCGAGCAAATCTGCATCGAGGACACGCCGATCACCTCGTTCAAGGAGATCGTTTACGAAATCATTCCACCTGGCGGCGCGGTCACGATGCTGGACACGGATGTGGTCACCGCCCCTGAAATTGCTGGACAGGAACTGCTTGCCATTGCCGATGGCGGGGAATGGGTCGGCCCGTTTGTGGCCAATCCGACCGAAACTACGACAGATCTGCTGGCGCTGGACATCTTCATGCCCAAGGGGCTGTATTACGCCAATGATAGCGGCGGTTTAAGCAGCCGTACCGTGTCTTGGGAGGTGCAGGCACGCGAGATTGACGATGAAGGTAATGCGCTGGGCGCATGGACGACTTTGGCCACGGAAACGCATTCGGCTGCCACCAACACGGCCATCCGCAAGACCTACAAATATCCGGTCGCGGCGGGGCGATACGAAGTCCAGTGTTTGCGCACCAATGCCAAGGACAATTCCGCCCGCGCGGGGAACGATGTCAACTGGAGCGCCCTGAAAGCTCATCTGGTTGGAGAGCCTGATTTCGGAAATATCACGATGTTGGCGATGAAGATGCGGGCAACTGACAACCTGTCGCAGCGCTCCTCCCGCATGGTCAATTGCGTGGTGACCCGCAAATTGAGCGTCTGGCATCCCGATACGGGCTGGGGTTCTGTGCAGCCGACCCGTTCGATTGCCTGGGCGATGGCCGACATTCTCAAAGCCAATTACGGCGCGAAACTGGCCGATGCCCGTGTCGATCTTTCCGCGCTGGTGGCGCTGGATACGATCTGGACGGCGCGTGGCGACACGTTTAACGGGGTTTTCGACCGGAAGCTGACCGTGTGGGACGCCCTGACGCAAGTCGCACGCTGTGGTCGCGCCATTCCATTTTTGCAGGGCGGACTGGTGCGCTTCGTGCGGGACGAGCCGCGCACGCTGCCCGTGGCCATGTTCTCGCCGCGCAATATCGTCAAAGGCAGCTTCAAAATCGATTTCGTGATGCCTGGCGACGATACCGCTGACAGCGTCAAGGTCGAATTCTTCAACCAGAAAACCTGGAAGCAGGACGAGATCATTGCCAGTTTACCCGACAGTGCTGGTGAGCAACCCGCAAGCGTGTCGCTGTTCGGTTGCACCGATAAAAATCAGGCGATCCGTGAGGGCATGTATATGGCGGCGGCGAACCGTTACCGTCGGCGCATCGTGTCCTTGCGCACCGAACTGGAGGGGATGATCCCAACCTATGGCGATTTGATTGCCATTTCGCACGATATGCCGCGCTGGGGCGAAGCCGGTGACATTCTGGCTTACAACTCTCCTTTGCTGTCCCTGTCCGAACCTGTGACCTTTGGCGATACCGGAACACATTATGTGGTGCTGCGCCGGAAGGATGGCTCTTTAAGCGGCCCTTGGGTGGTTTCTGCAGGAGGAAGTGCCTATCAGCTCCAGCTCTTGGAGGAAATCGATTTTACGCCCTACACAGGCACAGAAGAAGAGCGCACGCATTTTTCCTTCGGTGTCGGTGAGCATTGGGGCGTGCTGGCGCGGGTTCTGGCTGTACGCCCGCGCGGTGAAATCATTGAAATATCGGCGGTGGTGGAAAATCCGCTCGTCCATACCGCTGACCAGTAAACCTTCAAAAGGAGAAAAGTGATGTCTGCTGCAAAACCACCGCAGCGGGAGGACATGATATGCCTGCCGCGTGATGAATTTGAAACTCTGCTAGAGCAGGCAGCCTGCCGTGGCGCAAGAAAAGCCCTGAAAGAAGTCGGCCTTGCCGATGAGGATGCCGCCAACGATATCCGCACGCTGCGCGATCTCGCGGGTTCAATCAAAATCATGCAACGGACATTCCTGCAAACGCTAGTGCGCTGGGTGACGGTCGGGCTTTTGGCCTTGCTGGTGGCGGGCGTTGCCGCCAAGGGAGGGATGTTTCATCGATAAAACGCACAGGCACGCTTTTCCAGCCGCCCCGCAACGGGCGGCTTTTTTCATTTCAACAAAGGAGAAAAACCATGACCACGAAACAGCCTCGCGGCATCCGCAACAACAACCCTGGCAATATCCGCCGCAACGGCGATCCCTGGCAGGGGCTGGCCAAAGATCAAGCTGACAGTGAATTCTTCACGTTCAAATCCGCCGTCTATGGCATCCGTGCGCTGGCGCGTCTGCTCATCACCTATCAGGACAAGCACGGTCTCTGCACCATCGAAACCATCATCGGGCGCTGGGCCCCTGCGGTGGAAAACGACACCAAGGCCTACATCCAGTCGGTCGCCCGCCATACGGGGTTCTCCCCGTTGCAAACGCTGGACATGCATCGCTTCGAACATTTGAAGCCGGTGGTGAAAGCCATCATCCAGCACGAAAACGGCCAACAGCCTTACAGCGATGTGGAAATCATCAAGGCGCTGGTGCTGGCGGGCGTGGAACCGAAACAGCAAAGCCTGCAGGCTTCCCGCACCGTCAAAGGCGGTCAGGTCGCTACGGCAGGCACGCTGGGCGCTGGAACCATCGAGGCGCTGCAGGAAACGTTGGAGCCTGCGACGACCACGCTGATGGCCATTGCACCGTATCTGGAAGTGGCAAAATGGGCGTTGCTGATCGTCACGCTGGTTGGTATCGGCGTGATGCTCTGGGCGCGGATCGATGATCACCGGAAAGGCCTGCGCTGATGCTGGCCATTTTGAAAGGCTGGCTCTCCAGTCATGTGCTGCGCCTCATCGGATGGGGCGTTGCTGGGCTTTCGGTTCTAACCGTCCTGCTTGGCGCACGCCAGGCAGGACGCAATGCCGAACGCAACGATCAACTCAAGAAAATCATAGAGGTAAAAGATGCTCAACTTCGTGCCACGTTGGATGCTCCCCGTACTCGCGGCGAGCTTGTTGACCGCCTGCGCAGGGGGAAGTTCTAATCAAATTACTGACTGCCCACCCATCAAGGAATACAGCCGTGAATTCCAAAACAAACTGGCCGATGAACTTGAAGCTGCACCCGAAGATGCCGTCTGGCCTTTGGTGGTGCAGGATTACTCAAAAATGAGATCATTACTATTTGTTTGTAAAAACTATCCGTAACTTCTTGTTTTAAATCTCTCCACCCACACCTTTAAACTTTTCCACAAAGGTAGCTATCTTTTTAAGAACGCTCTGCTTTTTAGTCAGGTATTGTGGATTTAACGGGCTCATTTTGGGCAGGATAGAATTCAGCTCTGTACCATTATCGCTGGCAAATTCACGCCGGATTGAAGTGGTGATATAACGCTTTGCAGCCTCTACATCGAGATTCTCAGAGCTAATCAACTCCTCAGCCTCTCGGCGCTGCTCAGCCTGGGCGAAGGCAAAAAATGCATCAATAACGTTGGCTTTATCGCCAATCTTATCAAGATCGGTTTGATTGATAAAATCAACCAGCAGGCTCTCTTTTGCACGGTTGCCGATACTGGAACGGATGATACGTCGCACATCTTCAACCAGTGTAGCCTTATCTTTTACCTTTTTATTCTTCTCAAAAATTTGTTCCAAGATGTAATCCAGGTTGATTTCTTGAGATTTGAGCAAATCGACCTCAAATACAACATCATCCCAGTCGATAGTGGATTTCTCTTTCTCGTTCGCAGCCTTTTCTTTGCGCAGCCAATCCCGAATATCGTTATATGTGGATCTGTAATCCTGAATTTTGCGTTCTGCAGGTATTCTGATCGCTTTCAAGGTCGCCAGATCATCATCACTTACGTAGTGCTTTTCCTGAAATGCTTTTACAGCTTCTGGATCATTCAGATCAATCGACTGGAGCGCCTTCAAGCTGGCAAATTCATCGTAGTTTTGCAGGATATTCTCTACACGTAGATACTCTCCAAACAACTTGGCAAAGTCTTTTTTATCTGATTCTTTGACAATCTGGTCAGGATCTGGGAAACGCTGTTCCAGCTCCGTCAGCACATCCATAAAGCCGCGCCGCGCGTCACCCGTAACACTATCGGTAAAGCCTTCCATATATTCTTTGTAGCTTTTCTCCAGCACAACATTTTTAGTATTTTTATCACCAAAAAGCGTAATGGCATCAACAGTAGCCTTCTCCAAATCACGGAAAGTAACAATATTCCCAAACGTCTTGGTAGCATCAAGGATGCGATTGGTACGTGAATAGGCCTGTATCAACCCGTGATAGCGCAGGTTCTTGTCTACAAACAACGTGTTAAGCGTGGGGGCGTCAAAGCCGGTCAGGAACATACCAACCACGATCAATAGATCGATTTCTCTGGATTTAACACGTTTGGCCAGATCGCGATAATAATTCTGGAAGCCGTTGCTGTCTACGCTGAAGTTAGTTTTGAAAAACGTGTTATAATCATTAATCGCGGCGCTCAGAAACTCTTTGGAGCTGGTATTCATGGCTGAAACATCAAAGCTCTCATCCATGATATCGCCCACCGCGTCTTGCTCTTCGTTCGCAGCAAAAGAGAAGATGGTAGCAATTTTAAGCCGTTTATCGTTATCTGGCTGCATTGCATTAAGAGCTTCGTAATACAACTTGGCAGCTTCCACACTGCTAACTGCAAACATGGCATTAAAGCCTCTATTGTTACCCTGCAGGCGATGTGTTTTCTGGCGGAAGTTATTCAGGATATATTGCGATATCTCACGGATACGCTCAGGATGTAAAAGGGCTTTCTTATTTTCTGCTGCATTGAGCTTCTGTTCATCCTGCTCAGTTTCAATGTCTTTAAATTTAGGACGCACATCATTGTAGTCCACTTTGAATTTGAGGACTTTCTCATCTCGGATAGCATCGGTGATAACATAGGAATGTAATTCGCGGCCAAATACGCTAGCAGTGGTGTCTGCGCCTATTGCGTTTTGCGGAAAGATTGGCGTGCCGGTAAAGCCGAACTGATAGAAGCGTTTAAACTTCTTTTTCAGGTTTTTCTGTGCTTCGCCAAACTGGCTGCGGTGACATTCATCAAAAATGAAGACAACTTGCTTGTTGTAAATTGCAAGATCCCCTTCGGTCTTCATCAGGTTATTAAGTTTTTGGATGGTGGTGACGATGATTTTGTTGTCATCTTTATCGATGTTGCGCTTAAGTCCGGCGGTACTGTCGGAACCATTGACGCTGTCAGGTGAAAAGCGCTGGTATTCCTTCATTGTTTGATAGTCGAGGTCTTTTCTATCGACCACAAAAAACACTTTATCAATGAAATCAAGTTCGGTTGCCAGGCGTGCCGCCTTAAAGCTGGTAAGGGTTTTACCCGAGCCTGTGGTGTGCCAGATATAGCCACCGCTTTCAGGATCGCTCCAGTTTTTAGCCTCGTATGAGCTTTTTATCTTCCACAAAATCCGTTCAGTAGCAGCAATCTGATAGGGGCGCATAACCAGCAAATTATCGCTGACATCAAATACCGAATAATGCAGCAACACACTGAGTAAGGTATGCTTTTGGAAAAAAGTGGCAGTAAAATCTTTTAAGTCCTTAATTAGGCTATTATCAGCCTTCGCCCAGTTCATGGTGAAGTCGAAGCTGTTTTTATTGCGCTGGGTTGTGTTCGCAAAATACCGCGTATCCGTACCGTTAGAAATCACAAACAATTGCACATACTTATAAAGCGAGTGTTCGCTATTAAAGCTCTCTTTGCTATAGCGGTGAATTTGATTAAAGGCTTCACGGATGGCAACGCCTCGTTTTTTTAGTTCAACCTGTACCAATGGCAAGCCATTAACCAGGATCGTCACATCATAACGATTGGCATGTGTGCCAGTCTGCTCAAACTGCTTAATAACCTGAACCTTGTTGCGGGAGATGTTACTTTTATCAAGTAAGTAGATATTCTGAATTCGACCATCATCAAAAACAAAATCATGGATGTAATCATCGTGAATTTTTCGGGTTTTGTCGACGATGCCGTCGCTGGGTTTATCGAGATAAGTTTCAACAAACCGCAGCCACTCACCATCAGAAAATTGTACGTTGTTCAGGGCTTGCAGCTGTACACGCACATTTGCCAGCATGGCATCAGAGCTATTGATATCGGCCAGAAACTCATAGCCCTGATTGCCCAGATCATGAATAAGCTCGCGCTCCAGGTCACCTTCGCTTTGATAGCTTTCGGTGGATTCCCATTCCTTTGTGTACTTATCAAGTACGATAAAGCGGTTTGATTCTGCGATGGGTTTGATAAGTTCAACCATTGTTTTCTTCCTTTGGCGTCCAGTAGCCATATGTATCCGTAATGTGTTTAACTAAATAGCCGAGAACACGCTTATCATCATCGGTGAGATCGGAAATCTCTTCCCCCGAGTGCTTAGAGTGGCTGGAAATATTTAAGATTCTAGCCACATAAGCATCAGGAGAACCCTCGTTGGTAACTGGCAGTATATGTTCCCATCTTTTATGGCCGAGAAAAGTCGAGGTTTTCTCTAGAATGTGCCTCAGAAAATTAAAATGATATTTCTTTAGCTGGCCATTTTTTATGGCATTTCTAACCTCTGACATCAAATAAAGGTGATAAGAGAACGGTGAATCATTCGCTTGTTTTTCTAGCTCGTGCGTTCCGTCTTCTTTTTTATCTAATCTATATTTTTCAAATTTCTTTGCCTTATAGCCCGTGTTCTTATCATCGCTCTGGAGCTCGTTACAAAGAATATTATAAAAAAGTGGGCTATGCGTTGTCAGGATAAACTTTAGATCAGATTTACTTGATTTAATTAATGTTGCCAAATTTACTGCAAGTTCAATCAAATGATTTTCATCAAGGGAACACACTGGATCGTCAATAAAAACATATTCCAGTTGATCAAATTGATCCGTTTCCCTTTCAACAGGATCGGCAACATTTAGGATGGTAATCACCTGATCCAGGAGAGCATAGAATATGCTCCAGATAAAGCTGCTTTCTTCACCTTTGGAAATCTTTATCTTGCCCGAGGCTGTATTGTCGCCGCGCTCCAGCGAAAACGTCACTTCCGAAAATGCAGGAACAACCCTTTCTTTTTCACCTTCGCCTTTAACCTTGTATTCTTCATTAAAAGTGGGGGTGAGTTTATCATTCGCATAA